GCAGCTTGAAAGGCGTAGGAATTGCGTTGAAGTTGCACAGGCCGTTAGCGCGGTTCCAGACTTGGCTGCGGAGTCCAATTTCGATGACTTGGGCATCACGTCGCACAGGACGAATGCTTGCCATATGCAGACGGCAGATGTTGAAGAAAGCTGCGCCGCAGTGTTTGTTGGGGTTGAAGATGCTGCCTTCATAACCGCCAAGAGGCTCTTCTACTGTTCTTCTGCCGGGCAGCCCAACGGTTGCTACGCCGGTAATTGCTGTGCAACGAAACTCAATCCTCTGTGTAATTCCTTTTTTCCACGTATCAGGACTTCTTTTTTCAACGACCCACACCGAAGCACCAATAATCCATTTGGATCCGATCGCTAGCAAATCGGAAGCTCTTGCTCGCCAAGAATCCGCAGATGCTTTTAGATCTTTAACGTTTATTTCTGTGTTTTTGAAGTCATCTTGGTTGAAATCTTTCCAGTTATTACCATTAATTTCAAATGTTAAGGTATCATTTTCTGCTACCGCCACGATTGTGCGATCTCTTACGTCGGCACCGCCATTGGTTCCGCTGTGCGCAACAAACCCCATGCGACGGGAGTAAGCACGTCCCACACCTGGCATCCCTACTTGCCCGATGTCTTCTTTCGGTTGACCTGTATATAAATGGAGAACATCGGCGTCTGAACCTGCGATTTTGCGGCGGCGGGCTTGGGTTTCAAACCGCGCTTCTTTATTGTCTGGGCCTTCAGTTGCTGCATAAGGCGCCGAGATAATTTCCCAATTGAAGCGGAATGCCGTGCCGTTGTGGATTGGCTCGGCTGTTCCAAACGACGTATCCGCTTGAGGGGTGTAAGCCATGGAAAATCCTTGGCTGAACTGTCCGTCTTCGGTTGGAGCGGTAAAAATCTGGCGGCCAACGGTGCCGCTGGCGCCACCATCATCTGTGCCAGCAATGCGCCGGCTGGGCGTAGGGCGATTTTCACCGAGCTGGGAGGACCAGTAAACAGCAAAATCGCGGTTGCCGAGGCTGTTCAGCGCTGTGGTGCCAACGCGAATGCCGCCAAGCTGAGGGGCCTCACTGCCGTACTCGCCAGCAACGTAGATGCCTTCAAATGCCTGATAGCTTCCGTAGCTGTAGATGCGGCTCCACACCAGTGCAGGCGCAAGAATCAGACCGCCGGTTAGAGCGCCGTCAGCGCCAGTGCCCCGCTTGCCGAAGGGAATGGGAATTGGCTGACCGTACTCAGCAAGGGCGCTGACGTTATCGAAGCTGGTGGTCTGGTTGAAACGAGTTGGACCGATCTGATCAGCTAGCTTTTTGCCGCGAATTTTGGCGGGTGTTTCTAGCGCTGGTGCTTTTGGCGCCAGTAAGACACTGGCTGCAGATAGAGCTAAACCAATTACAAGATTGACGACAAAAAGTGTTACAGGATCGTTTTGTATGTTGGGTATACGTTCATACTGTGCCGGTCGCACTCGGGCTTGTAACTGAGCGTGACGAACAAAAGTTTTGTACTCTTCTTCGCTGCAACCAAGCGCTTCAATTAGCGCGATCTCATACGGTAAGAGCGGCGGATCGTAAAGCTTGCCACCGGTTTCCAGTCCACTGCGGAAATCAAGTGGTTTATGAATAGGATGCCACTCTGCCATTGGACTCCGAATTCAGGTGGCTTGGCGCCAAACAGAATGATGTCACCATCGTAGGCGGGCACGTCTAGGGTGTCGCAGTACAGCGCCAGCTCGCGCAAGATGCCGCGTGGGCTGAGTTTGTACCAGTCGTCGGCAACGTCTGGCGGGTTTTTGCCGAGGGCTTTGAGCGCGTCGACAACAAGGTGAATGCAGTCGTCGCCGCCGTACTCGTAGCGTCGCCCAATCAGATGCTCACACACTGATTTGCGCGGTGAACGGGATGCTGCCGACTTGCCAGCGGTGCAGTCTGCGGCCAGGGATGTTGGCTTGCACAGCATCGAGCACTGAGTTCAGACTGACCTGGATGTTGACCTCGTCCCAGCCGCCGCTGGAACAGGTGCCCCAATAGGTGTAAAGGCTGCGCTGGACTGCTCCAGTGGAGGGTTCCCAGAGCACCGTGGTGACCTTGGCAACCCATAGGTTATCGAGAGCCTCGACAATCCACGCGCTAGTCATTTTTGTGTTGGCGAACTGGATCGTGGCGTCGAGGTTGTCGCCTTGGAGGGTGGCTACCGCGCCACCGAAGCTGAACGGCAGAAACAGGTAGCCGTCAACGTTTTGGTTGATGGCGTAATTCTGGAAGCGGTACTGGGCGGCTTGGCCGCTGGGGCCGATGTCGAGCAGGTGGCCGTAGGCGTATTCCATCAGACTCCAACAGAACGGCGGGTGGCGGCGCTGTTTTTCAGGCTGCGCATGGCGCGGCGTTCGCCTTGGATGGCGCCCTATTGGGCAGCTTGTGCCATGCCGGCTCTGAACTGGTCAGCTGTAACGTAGTCCACATTGTTGATGCGTTCCACGCTGTAGCGGACGTCGATGGGCGCCATCGGGGCTGTTGCTGTGCCGCCGCTTTCGCTGCTGGAGCCGCTGCCGGCAATGACGGATTCGCCACGGGCGCCACGTGAATAGCGGGACATGGCGGCCGACATTTTCGACTGCGGGATGACGTATTCCGGTTCGCCGCCTTCGCCGATCAGAGCGCGAGTGGGGCCAGTAACAAAACCGCCTTCGGCAAATGCGTACTGCTGCCATCCTCCCGGTAAAACATTACCTCCACTACCCGCCGGGTTTCCTCCGGTAATACCGCCACCGAAAGCACGTAACACAGTCATAAATAGTTGCTGTGCCAGCATTTGCGTAGCCATATCAATAAAGGCTTTGCCGATGTTTTCAAACATGCGACTAAAAGCTTCTGTGACAGTTGTTGTACCAGTAATCAATCCTGTGATGGAATCGCTGAGTGCGCGAGAAACTTCGTCTGCGATAAATCCGTATTTTGCGTAGATTTGTTGCTGGCGAAGCAACGCTTGCTCTGTAGCGTCGAGCTGAGTAAGGTACTGTCCCTGCAATTCAATTTCTGTAATTTTATCTGTAATACGTTTATTTAGATCTTGTAGTTCTTGCGCAGACGCTGTTGCTGCTATATTAGCGCGGTCGGTTTCAAGATTTTGAAGTTCTCTTTGTAAAGGTATGAGTGTTTCGTAGCGGCGTGTTTGTTGTTCTAACTGCTGGTTTGCGACGTCAAGGCCGTCACCACCAAACGGAAAAGCCAGTTCGGCCTGCAGTCCAGCGAGTTGCGTGCCACGCTGCTGCCTAATGTCTTCAACGGCACGGCCACCTTCAGCAAAAAGAATTTGCCGTGCTGTTTGCAGTCGAGCCAAGTCAAGCTGCTGCGTGCGAGCTTTTATTTCATACTGCGCTTCGAGGTTAGCTCTTTGCTGCTTGTAAATAGACTCGTACAACGTGCGCTCTTGATCGGTTATATCTTGAGCAGAAAGTTGCTGTTCTAGTTGGATGTCTAGTATGCGAGCTTCAATGTTAAGGCGTGCCTGTAACTGAGATGTAGCTTCTTTTAGTGCCGCTATTTCTCCGTCTACTGCACGGGTACGTGCAATATCAATATCGGCGCTTTCCAGTGTTTGCTGTATAAGCGAGACTTGAAGATTACGGATATTGTTGAGAGTTTGTAGCTGTTTTTGAGCGGCGCGTTCTGCGTCTCGTTGAGCTTTTTCTGCGGCACGCTGAGCTTCTTCGGCTTTACGCTGGCGTGCTTGCTGTGCAGCGTTTTCAACTTGAAACAGCTGTTGCGTAAAGCGTAGCTCTGCGGCTTTCAAACGTAAATTGTATTCTTGATCGGACAGTAATTTTTGCTTAAGTTGTCTTTCTAATTCTGTTGCATCATTTACGTACGCTTGTAGAGCTATTTGTCTTTCTAGTTGGAGGCGTTGGTCGATGGAAGCATCTGCTGTCAAGCGTGTCAAAGCTACTTGCTTTTCAAGCAACGAATTCTGGCCTGCAAGATCTTCTAAACGATCTCGTGCTTCTTGGGTTAATGCTTGCTGAGGTTGTGCTTCAACAATATCAAACACTGATGTTTGAGCTTGAATACCAGGACCCGTAGGAAAGTTGTTTTTAATTGCTTCACCAAGCAAAATTACGTTTGCATATGTTTTAGTCAGCCACTTTTGTAAATTACTTCCCCACTCCGTTGTTGCTTCGCCTGCTCGTTTAAAAGCTTCGGCTTGTTCAGTACCAATTTCCGCTGCCAGCGCTTGGAAAGATGCTTCTGCTGCTGCTGCCTGTTGTCCAGATGTAGCTAGGTTTTGAATTGTTGTTTTAGTGGTTTTATCGACACGACCTAGGGCTGTTTCTAAAGCAGCCGAAGCATCTCCTGTGTCTTTTAGGGCTTTGATAAAGTCCGCTGCTGATTGTGTAGCATTGTCAAATGTTTGGCCTAAAGCTGTACCAACTAGGGATAGGCCGAAACCAAACTGCCCCCCAGCCAAGCCGCCTAGCGCTCCTCCTAAGCCACCGCCGACAGCTGCACCAAGTCCTTGTCCGAAAAGTAATGGAAACGCACCGCCAATAATCGCGTTACTTAAAGCTTCACGATTTTGGTTATCAGGTTTTTGCACTGGTGTGCGATCTTGTTTAACCTGCGCAGCTGTATTTTTTACAGTCTGCGCAGTACTTTTAGCGGTTTGATCTATGGCTTTACGTACTTTAAGTTCGTTGCGAAGAGTATTTAATATGTCATTGACAGCGGATAAGTACTGTTTTGTCGATGTGTTTGTATTTTCTTGAATACTACTTATAACTCGTTTAACTTGCGCTTCTTGTTCGGATACATTAATCCCTGCGCGTTTGTACTGTAAGATTCGTTGCTCGATAACTTGAGCGGAAGCTAGTAAATTATTTAGTCTTTTTTGGTTATTTTCAGCACGCGCAATTTCTTGTTGTGCTTGCTGTGGAGGTGCTGCAGGGCCTTGTACACCAAAACCGGCATCTCGTATGCGTTGCCGTCGAGCAGCCTCGTCCTCTAACCGTTGACGCGCTGCAGCACTGGCCGCGCCCTCTTTACTCCGAATAGCTGCAGATGTACGTTGGGCCTGAAGAGTAAGTTCCACGGCGACTTCCGTGGCTTCTTGGAAGAACTTGTTCCAGTTGCCTTTAATACTTAGTGTTTTAGCTGCTGCTGTGCTTTGTAGTTCTTGACCAACTTGTGTTGCTTCTTGGAAGAAGGCATTCCAGCTTTGCTGGATCTGGCGACCTTTAACCATTGCCGGAGGCAAAGCAGGTCCTTGTTGCCCGTAAGGCGCTGTACTCGGACTAACACGTCGTTGATTTGCTACTTCTTGTGCTACAAGAGAATTTTGTCGTGCACGGGCAGTATTAGCTTCTCCTAAGGCACGTACGTATTCACGGATTGCTTTTGTTTCTGCCTCTGTTCCAGCTCCTACCATGCGCAAAGATTGCGCGGCTCTATTTAAGTTATCTGTGTAATTTTGGATATTTTGGACAAGAGAACCTCTAGCGCTTACGACATCGTTAAGACTATCCACCGCCTGAGCGGTCTTGTTGATATTGCTACGTAACTGCTCAAGCTCTCTTGCGCCCCTTACGCCGATTTCGATATCAGCTCTGTAAGCCACGGCGCAACGTCACACTCTGGTACTTCAGTTTACGGTGTAAAAAAGCCGCCGGGTTAGCGGCGGCGTTTGGCCTTGTCCATCTCCTTTTGCTGGTCTTCGTTCAGGATTTGGAAGTAGGCGCTCCAGCCGAGTAATTCCTCGGCGGTCATTGTGGTCCGAACTTCGGTAAGGGTTAGGCCTAGCTCCTTGGCGACGCCGAATTGGAGCATGAGCCAGCTGTCCTTGCGGAGTTCGGCGCTCAGGATTTTGGGTCGATGGGCTCGGCGTCGTCGGTCAGGATCGCCAGCATCAGAGTTTGCAGGTCTTTGTCCTTGACTTCGTTTTTCAGGACGTCGACTTCGCCGACGCTGAAGAGTTTGGCGCCGGATTCGTCGAGGGCTTTGGCGATCAGCAGCTGGAGCGCGAAAGCGTTGGCGTCGTCGGATTTGGCCTGTTTTTGAGCGCGTTCGCGCTCAGCCATCGTCAGCGGTGCCACCCACATTTCAAATGTGCTGCCGTCGGACAGGTCTACTACTTTTTTAACTGGCTCCAGGTTGGCGGCCTTACGGAGACGGTCGATTGCGCGTACAGGAACGGGCATACCAGTGCTTGGGGTATGGGATTAGTGTAGCGGAGTAGAAATGAAAAACCCCGGCTGGGGGCCGGGGGTTGCTGAACTGGCTGCGACAGCAGACTATCAGGCAGAGGTGCTGAAGTCGAAGGTCGGGGTGCCAGCAGGGCGGAAGTTGACGGTCACCGATTGGGCGTCGTCGGGGTTGATGTTCAGGCTGGCCGAGGTCAGCACTGCATCGAACGAGATCGAGCGGCTCAGGCTTTCGCTCAGGGTGCCGCCGCTGAATACGCGGTCGGTGTAGAGCTTGAAAGCAGCGCCAGTCTGTTGGCGCTGGAGTACGTCCTCGATCATGCGGTTGGACAGGGCGGCGTCCTCGTTGGTCATGTAGACCGTTGCGGTGCCGGTGCCATCGCCGAAGCCGCTGATGTAGCTGCGGAAGGGCACGTACTGACCAGGGGTTTGGCCAATGGTGGTGACGTCGATTTCAGCGCGGCTGATCTCGAAGCTCCAGTCGCGGACTTGACCGACTACGGCAAAGTCGGCGTAAGAAACCTCGAACTCGTTGGGGGCAGCAGCGGTACCTGTGGTCGTCAGATCCACTGCAGCACCGCCAGCGGTGGCGGAAACTTTCAGCACACCCGAGCTAGCGGTGTAGGCAATCACGTAATACGTGGTGCCTGCAGTAAGACCAGCGGGCAGAGTGCCGGTGCCGGCACCGCCGGTTTGGCTATTTACCACGCTGAACTTGACGGGATCGCCGATTTTGAAGTTCAGGTACGGCGCAACAGTGATTTCTTCGTTGGCTGTGCTGACTCCGGCGGTACCGAAGGTGCCGGTGGTGCCGGCGGGCTTGTAGTAGAGGGCGCCGGACGTGCCGGACAGAACGGTGGTGGCCATAGGGCGTACCAAGTGGACGTTGTTGGGCGGGCACTGCCCGGCTTAATACAGGTTAGCGCCCAACACAAACATTTCCTATGACAACACAGTCGCTACGTAGGAAGTTTCGATGCGTCCCATGAAATGGGGAGATTCTTCCGTAGTAGAAAATGTTGGGCCGTTAATCTCACCGACTTTGAAATAAACACCGCTAGTGCTTTTTGTACTGTTGTTGATGGTTTCCAGCACGTTTACGGCAGTCGTTAGCAAAGTTTGGTTGCGGGCTGGGCCTTTGCCTTTTTCTGTGAAAATGCGGATGACAACTGCGCCACGAGCGTTGTCCACGCTGGAGCTAAGAGTGGGTTCGTTGGTAATGCCGAAAGTAACATTGACGCGGACGTATTCAGTGGTTGTGTTGGGTGGGACGGCCGTGATGTTGTCGAAGTAAACCGGTACTGCGGGTACCAGTGCGCCAAAAGCTGTAAGCAGTGGATTTTCGACGGCGGCGCGGATGGCTTGGTAGTTCATCGGGGGCTTCTTAGCGCGGCGTCCATTTCTAGTTTGACTGCACGGTTTATTCCGGCGGATGCGTAGGTAGCTAACCAGTCCAAGGGGGCTGTACGACTGGCACTTCCGTTTGGTCTACCGCCTGTTGTCTGGCCCCTGTACGTGTTGGGTAGACGAGTTGTGTCTTGGGGATCCCACTTACTCAAACCGAGTTGTGTTTGAGGAATTACAGCATCCTTGGGACGAATAAATGTTCCTTGTACTTCATCAGTGGCTTCAGCGGCGTAAGGGGAAAAATTGGAGATCCTGTAGACGATTTTGTCTTTTAAGACTGTTGTTCTGAATAGTGTCGCTGTGGCTTGGCGACCGGTAAATGGGGTAGATGTAAATTCGACTGGGCGGGGTTCGCCGGACTGGCCGTCGCCTTTGACAAGTTGACCTTGCGGGCCTTCGATTTGCCAGGAGTTTGAGAACTTTCCGGTCCAGCTTGGGCCGGCTTGTTGTACTTCTCGGACAACGCGCTCGGCTGCCAACGTAGGGCCGACCAATGCGAGTGATCCGCCTAGGCGGTCAAGCTCCTCTGCGAGTTCTTTGCCCCCTTGCCAAAAACCTTTCTTAGCCATTACTGCGGCCTCGCAATAAAGGTGTGCATGACCGGATTGTCCCCGCGATAAGACGTAATGTTGATGATCTTGGCTTCGCGGGTAACGCCGTTTTGGGTGTATTGGATGCGGTCGGCTTCACTGGGGTAATACGTTCCAAGCTCACTGGTGCCAATAATGACCTTAAGGTCGGTGGTTTGGTACAAACCTTCGGATTCGCGCGGGTTGAGGCGGGTGATCACAGCTTTGACTGTGACAGTAATGTCGGAGCCGGTGACCGCTCCAGTCGTTGGGTTGTAGGTGCGTGGGGTGGCGGTTTTGATGTACGTGATGTTTTGGCCCCAGTCGGAAAGGAGTGAGGTGGGGATGGGGGCGAAGGTGGTGTCGATTAGGCCCATGTCAACCTCGGCGGAGGCGGACGGCGTAGTTGGTGGCGCCGCCCATGCAATAGGCGCCGAGGTATGTCTGGAGCCAGGGGTATAGGTCGAAGACGTTGTTCACCATGCCTGGTGTCATGGAACTGGACTTGTATTTGACTTTGAGTTCGCCGAGTTCGACTTGGTCGTAGAGACCGGTCGTGCCGGTGCTGCCCGTGATGGCGTCGGTGTCGTTGGCAAGGGCGCGTGCCAGTTCGTAGGTGGCGACTTTGATTTCGGTTGGGATGACAGTGCAGACCAGTTCGATGCCGTCAACCTCGAAGTCTTCGCGGGGCCACTTCAGGGCTTGCGTGGTGGTGCAGCGGTCGCCGTAGAAGCTGAGGGCGTCGATCCAGCGGGTGGCGCTGATCAGGGCGCGGTTCTTTTGGTCGTCGGTTTTGTTGGTCCAGGTCGCGGAGTCCGGGACGGTTTCGAAATAGGTGTTGGCGGCGGCCAACGTCACGTAGCTGTTGGCTGACGCGCCAGCAACAGTGGCATCAATGACGGCAGCCACAATCAATACATCCTTTGTTTGAGTCTAGCGCCAGTGCGTGATTTCCTTTGTTTGGCGGTTTCGCGCAGCATCATTGAGTGGTAAACCTTGGCGCCGAACATTTCCAGCTCGGCTTGGGCTTCTAGGTGTTGGCCGTATTGGACGTCAACAAAGCTGCGACAGTTATCCTGTAGTACGAAGAGACGCACTGTACTCATGCCTGCTCGCAAAGCTGCTGACAGCCTAGAAGTAAAGGAGGAATCCGCACCATCCGCGTTACCTGGTGACACCGTGCGCTCACTGGAGCCCGTTGCTGAGGCAATCCGCGAAATGTTTGCTGCCGGTAAAGATGCAGAGACGATCCAGCAGGAGTTGGCTGTTAGTCCGCATGTGTTTCGTGAGTTGCTTAGTCATTCGTACAAGATGGTGGGGCGGGCTCCAGAGATTTTTGAGTATCAGGAGCGGATTCGGATTGGTGAGATTGAGGGTTGAGTAGATAAAAGAAAAGGCCCCCGGTTGTGGGGGCCTTTGTTTTGGCTTGGCCTAAAAATCAGGCGTAAGCCGTGGTATCGAACGGGGTGTTGACCAGCAGGCGGCAAAGGGGCACTTGCTTGGTGGTGCTGTACACCAGGCTCCAGGAGGCGGTGTCGCCCAGGTTGCCGGTGGTGGCAGCGTTGGTCGGGTTGTCGCCGGCCACGTTCCACTTGGTGCCGGTCACGTGGTAACCGTAGTGGTAGTCGACGGCCAGGATGTCCTGCATCGACAGGATGTTGCGGTCTGCGCCAAGGCGGAGATCTTGTTGGATGCCCTCGGAAACGACGCCGCTCTGGAAGAGGTACACGGGGTACTTCTTGGCGTGGGTCGAGGTGCCGCCGGTCAGTGCGACCAGTTGGTCGTCGATCACCACGCGGAGACCAGCGAAGGTCGCCACTTCGGTTTGGGTCACGCCCACACCGCCGCCGCCCCACACGATGGAGCCGCCGGCAGACAGTGCGGAAGTGCTGAAGGTCAGCATCCCCACCTGTTGCAGGTAGTAGGCCACGTTGGAGTGCATGGCGATGGAGTCGAGGTTGTCGCCTCGCTCACCCAGCAGGGCCTTGGCGGCCACCACGTTGGCAACGTTCAGGAAGTTGGCCTCGGTCATTGAACCGGGGACACCAGCAAACGTTTTGTTGGTCTGGTTGGGGCCGAGCACGCCGGCGCCGCTGATGCCGCCGAACAGACCGGTCAGTTGGGCCACCAGGGTGGCGGTCTTCAGCTTGTTGATGGCAGCGGTCAGCTGGTTGCGGACGTGGCTGAGGGGGTCAGCGCCAGAGCCGAGTTTGCTGAGGTCGTCTGCGGCGTAGGCAAAGCCACGGTGCAGAATCGTCATAATCTGCTCGTCGGCAGTGACGTTCTGGGCGGTCAGATAACCCAGGCCACCGTTCCAGCTGGAGGTGGAGAGGATCTGGGTTTCGGTGGGGGCGATGGGGTCGAAGAAGGGCACGCGCACGCGGGTGCCGCCGGCACGGGCGTCGAGGGCAGCGTTGCGCTGGATGATGCCGCTCTGGACCCACTTCGATTGCTCGAAGATGCCTTCAGCGGTGTACTGAAGAAACTCGGGGCGAGTTACAAGGTTCGAGAGAAAAGTTCCCCCGAAGTTGCTGTTAGATGCAGACATTGGGTAGCTCCAGTGGAGTCAAGGTTGGGGAGGTTGCCCCACAGGGGCTAGAGGCCGGCTTCTGCTTTAAGCAGCCTGGCTTTGTCGGGGTCGCTGGAAAGCATCATCATTTGCTGAGTGACGTTCCAGCTGTCCTTAGACCAGGGGTTGGTTTGGCCGGGGAGCGAGGTATTGCGGGCACTACCCGTAAGACCCATGCCGGCGCGGTTCGTGGCTGCAAAATGGTGCTCGTAGCCGCTGCCGGGATTTTTCAAGTTGGAGATGTACTCGCCAACTGGAACTTCGACGCCTCCAACAACAGCCACAGGCTGCCCATCTTTAGCGCGTAGGTTCTCCTGAAGTAAACGATACAGCTGATCGGGTGCCAGTGCACCGGCTTGGGAGAGTTGTGCGATTGCGGTGGATTTCAGTTGTTCTTGTGTGAATCCTTGGCGGATTTGTTCCACTTCGGATTCTTTTGCTGCGAGTTGTTGTTTGAGTTCGGCGACAGTTTCTTGTGCTTGTTCCCAGAGAGTTTTGAATTCGCCGGATTCGGCGAGTTTGGCGGTTTTGGCGGATTCTTGCGCTACGCGAAGGTCTTCGATTTGTTTTTGGAGGGTTTCGCGGTTTTCGCGGTCTTTGCGGCGTTCGGCGATCAACTCTTGGTTTTTCGCACGAAGCGCTTCGAGTTGGGCGGCCAGATCGGAGCTATCAGCCACAAGCTGAGGGGCAACAGGCTCCACAGGAGTCACTGGTGCTTGCTGTTCTTCGGGCACAGTTGTGTATTACTTGGACATTTCTAGATTAGCAGTTAAGACATAGAAGACTCGTCCATAGTGTCGCTGGAATCGGGTTCGTCTTCTGTTTCGGGTTCTTCTGTGATGGCGGTTGCGGACTTACCTGCGGCTTCTGCTTCGTCTTCGACGTTGATGTTGTCGGGGAGGACTTCGCCGCGACGCAGGATTTCCAGCAGCATGGCGTCGCTGATCTTGCCCATCTGGTTGAGTTGTGCCAGCACAGACACGTCTTGGCCGATCAGGCGGTAGTAGTCGAAGTCGCGGTCGATGGTGATTTCGGGCGGTTCCATGCCGACGTATTGGGCGGCGAAAGCGAAGGCTTGGTTGAGGGCGCTTTCCAGTTCTTGGCTGATGATCGAGAGGACGCTGTTGCTTTGGGCTTGGTCGATGCGTTTGGCCTCGGCAGATTCGGCGACGAATTTTTGGCCGAAGAGTTTGGTGACGCCCAGTGTGGACATTTGGGATGCCAGTGATTCCAGTTCGGCCATTTGGGCGTCGAAGCTGGTGGCGTCGGCTTGGACGTAGTACGCCTTGTTGCCGGGTTGCATGGCGATGGCGTAGTTCACGCCCATCGTTGCGGAGCCGGTGGTGTCGTCCCAGCCCTCTAAGACGAGGGTGGGCATGGCGGCGATGTGGAGGGCGTGGATTAGGTCAGCTTGGCGTTGGTAATGCGTGATGTTGAGGTTGGCGATGTCCAGCAGTGGGGGCTGGGATACCAGCAAGCCACGGCGGTTGCTGTAGATCGGGACAAGGGGGATTTCGGTGAGGCTGTAGCCGCCGGTGGCGGTGAACTCCACGAGTTCTTGGCCGAGGGTGTAGAGGTCGTAGCGGCCGGGGTAGATGACGCGCATTTCCTCGACTTGTTCTTCGCCGAATTCGTTGAGGGGGCGGACGTCGTAGTCGTGGATGCGGACCTGTAGTAGGCGGTTGGTGCCGGATTCTTTGCGCCAGCCCCAGATTTGGGGGGCGTCGACATGGACGAAGTAGGGGCGGCGGCCCATGGCGCGTTCTTCGGCCAAGTTGCGAGCTTCGCTTGCTGCCGGGTAGTCAACAAGAATGGCGCTGTGGCCGTAGGTAAGACTGCTTACCAGGGCGCGGCGGGCGTATTCGTTGATGTTCGAGCCAAGGCCGTCGATGTTTTGGGCGAGTTCCAGCCAGTAGGGGTCGCCTTCGATGTGGATGGGTTTGCGGAGGATGGCGCCAGCAGCGGTTTCGATGAGGCGGCTGGTGTACGGGCTGAGGACGCTGCGGTCGACGCGGGTTTGGTAGGCGTCGTCGTCTTCGCGCGGTTCTTGAGGGAGATAGGTCTCGCTCATGTCGCGCAAATAGTTGGTGCCGTTGGTGACGGCGGCCATTACGCTCCAGTCCGGCATCATGCCGATGACTTCGAGGCTGCGGACGAACGGGGATTCGCTGACTACAGCTCCAGTTGGGGGGACGTTGGCGCTGTAGACCACGGCTAGGCTCCTACTTTGTACTTATTTTGGCATTAATCATCGTCGTCTTCCTCGTCGTCGGGGTCAGCGATGGGTACCAGTACTTCGATGCCTTGGGCGAGCATGGAGACGAAGCCGCCCAGGATTTCGGGGTTTTGGGGTGATTTGAAGACGAATGTGGCATGAGTAAGGCCGTCTTCAGCATCAATGTCGATGTGAATACAGCCTCCGTTTACTGTTTGGATGGCCATTAGCGGCTGATTTCCTCCCAGTCCATTGATGCATGTACGTTAGACGTTGACACGCTTGCTGTAACAACAAGACTTAGTTCGTAAGGTGTAGATGTGAGTCCGTCGCGTTCCAGCTGGAATTTGAATAGGGCCTCTTTGAGGATGTCTACGGATGCGGTGCTTTGGTTGGTGGAGCTGAAGTAGCCCTGGGCTAAGACACGGCCTCCGGTGGTGGCAGTTCCAGTGAGGTTGTACTCGACGCTGGATTCTGTTCCGGCGCTTGTCCAGGTGCCTCCAGTAGTAGTGCCGGATGCAATTACTCGCCAGTTGTAGTTGGCGTTGGCTGTGGCGGCCATTACAGATAGAGCGGTAAGAATAACGATTGCATCTAGAGCTGCTGATTTAAGCCGTAAAGAAATGATTGGGTAGTAAGTTCCTGCTGTTGCGAGTGCGTAAGGTGCGGTTATGTTTGTGCCAATGGCTTGTTGGAGGCCGCGTAGTTCGTAGCCGCCTTCGGAGAGGACCGTGGAGCAGACTTGTTTGAGGGTGCTGGCGCTAGCGGTGGCGGCGGTATTTGTGATTTCGTAGCGGAGTGGTAGAGAAGCGGTGGTGATATAGGTGGAGGTGATGATGTTGGCGTGGTGAAAAGAGTGGCAGTGGATGAATTTGCCGTTAATGATGAAGCCCATGCGGACTGTGCCAAGGCCCAGCCACTCGATGTCCATCCACAGGATTTGGGATTTGGTGAGGTCGAGGGTGAGGTTGGAGGGGCCGGTGCCGTTTAGAGGGTCGGTATTCCAGTCGGATTGGGTGACGCGGGTTTCGACGAGGGAGCCGGTGGAAGAGCTGCGTTCAACGAAGGAGAGGGTGGTGTTGTTTAGTTCGACGTACATGCCGTTGGCGGCGCCGTAGTAGCCGACGCGCTGGCGGAGATTTGTTTTGGCGGGGTTAAATGTAAAGGTGGACATGACCAGCAGGGATTTTCCTGGCTGGTAAGAGAAGCATTTGGTGGTTTCGCGTATAACTGAGGAACCGGAAGCGGCGGTTACGGCGAGGTTGACGAGGCCGGCGCTGGCGTCAAAAGCGGTTGTGCCGCCAGTTGCGGTGGAGGTGCTCCAAAGGCCGTTGTCGTGGTAGCGGTGGCTGGAGTCGAAAAGGGTGAGGGGGTTGGATGTACGAACGCGGCCGAAGGCGTCGGTGGCTCCAGCAGAGGCTGCGCCGCCTGCGGAGGTGCCGAAGGGGTAGGGAGTGGTGACGGAGCTGGTGTGACGTAGGTACATCGGCGGCCTCGGTATAAAGAAAATGAGGCTATTTTTTGGGTTTTTTGGCGGTTTTGGCGGCTGCTTTGAAGGCAGCGGCGGTGGGGGCACCTTTTGTGCCGGGTTTGCGCATTTTTTCGCCGCTGCCGGCGGCGATGCGTTTGCGTTTTGCTTGGATGTTGCTATATAAGCCGCGTTTTGCCATTACTTTTTCCTCTTTTTGCGGGTCATGCCGGCTTCGGACATCGCAATAGCGATTGCCTGCTTGCGGTTGGTTACTTTTTTGCCCGAGCTGGACTTGAGTGCGCCAGATTTATACTCTGACATCACTTTTTCGACCTTTTTTTGGCCTTTGGGGGGCTTTTTTGCCGCCATTTTGTGCCAGCAAGGGGGTTACCACACACGATAGTTGGTCTTGCCGAGGGATTCTGGTTTGGCGAGGTTGAAGGTTTGGAGGCATAGGTAACCCAAGGCGTCGAAGGCGTGGTCGACGCCGAGGTTTTTGTTGGGGAGGCCGGTGCCGGGGGCGTAGGTCAGGGTGCGAAGGGATTTGATTAGTTCTTTGCAGCGTGGGTGGATGAAGAGGCGGCGGGTTCCGGAAGCGTCCAGTAGAGCGGTGTTGACGCAGGTGATCTTGTCGCGGATTTTCCAGGGGTTGCGGGGGCTGGAAACGGTGAAGCCGGATTTGCGGAGGATGTTGTGGTCGGTGGCGCCAACGCCGGCGGTTTTGCGGGCGCCGCCGGTGGGGTCGGGGCAGGCGATGATGCGGCGCTCCACGCCAAAGCGGGATTGGACTTCTTCGCAGAAGTCCCAGGTGGTGGCGCCGCCGGTCATGATGATTTCGTCGAAGACCCAGAGCACGTCGCCTTTTTTGACGGCGCAGATGCCGCTCATGGGGTCGATGTTGAAGTCGACTCCAAGCAAGAGGGGTAGGACAGGTAGGTCTTGGACTTGTTTGTCGATGTTGTCGTCCGAGAAGCTGATGGCGACGAGGCCGGAGAGGTTCTCAAAGCTGGCTTCGAATTCTTGGCGGAAGGTGCGCGAGTCGAGTTGGGCGCGGGCGGCTTCGATTTCCTCTGGGGGGACGTTATCGCCTTGGATGGTGGTGAATTGCCAGCGCTGCCAGTCCGGGTCGTCGTTTTCGCAATAACACCAGAGGTCGTAGAACCAGCTGGCGGTGCCGTCCGGGGTGGAAATGAAGAGTGCCCAGCCTTGTTTGTCCGCGAGGGCGGGGCGGATCACCTCGAACCAGACCTCGGCGTCCATGAAGGCGGCTTCGTCGAGCACCACGCCAGCCAGACTGCGGCCTCGGAGGGCCATGGCGTTTTCAGTGCCCTTCAGTTCGATCGTTGAGCCGTTTACTAGTTCGATCTTGAGGTCCGTTTCGTTCTTGGATTTGATCCAGGCTTTCGGGACGAGGCGTTTTAGGACTTTCCAGGCAATGTCTTTCGCCATTCGGTATGTAGGGGCTGCATAAAAGAAGGTTTCGCCCGGCCTTTCGATCGCCCCACGCAATAACTCGATACATGACAGATAACTTTTGCCGAACCTTCGGCCAGCTACCAACACTCTGAAGCGTTTTCGGCTGGAGAAAACTTCGCCTTGCGCGTAGCGGAGGGTGAGTGCTCCAGCAGAATCGGGCATTTTTTGGGGTATGGGTACCTTCTAGGGTATTACAGGAATCGCAACCCTGCCCCCGGTGTAGTACAGAAGAAGAAATTGAGAATGTGTCAGTAGGTTCCCTAGGCAATGTCCCACGCTGAGCAGCGCCGAACCCTACCCCTGGTGCACGTGTACTACAGCCGCGAGAGGCCCCTAGCGAGCCCGTGAGGGCCGGTCTGCTAGGGGTCGCTACTGTGTCACATAGCAGCGGCCAGGCGACGCCTGACGGTCGTCCGGGACACGCCTAGGCGCTCTGCGATGGCTCGCTGGGTCAGGCCCTGTGCTCGCAGGCTGTGCACGTCGTCGACTAGTACAACTGTCCTAGTCTCGGCGATGATCTCCGCCAGTGGTTCGGGTGTACTGGTGGCCGGGCGGGTAGGCCAGCGCTGCGCCAGTAGGTCATTTGTACTGTGCAGCCAGCGGCCTAGGCGGTAGCCCAGCCAGTAGGTGTGTACTACAGCGGCCAGCACTAGGGCTACGGCTGGGGCGATAGTACGAGCGTACTGTTCAAGCTTGGTGGCTACTTGCTCGGTGGTGGGGTAGTTCATTTGTTCCCTTGGTTTGGGTGTACTAGTGGGGGCGTCCTCTGCTGCCCTCACACTTGTAGTGTAGCACAGAAAAACCGGGGTAGTGAGCCCCGGCCGATATTGTAATACTCTGTAACATTACAAGATGTTACGCTGTGAACCACGCAGGAGTCTGGCTAGGACCGTGAAGCGGTGCAGCAAACTCCCAGCGTGCCAGCTGGCGCTGCAGATCGGCAAGGGCTTCAGCCTGGGTAGCAGCCTGTACGCAGGTGTAGGCACCAACGGACTCGGCGGTGTAGAGGCGGAAGCGGAAAGAGGTAGCGGTCATTGGGTGGTTTTCCCTTGGGACTCCCATAGTGTAGCACATAGGGAGCGGCGGTGGGGCTGATACTGTAATACTCTGTAACATTACAAGATGTTACCGTCCGAGCACCAGCAGACGGCACTCAGCAGCTGAGCGGCCGCCAGACTCACACTGCTGCAGCCGTTTTGAGTTATCGGCGCCCATAGCGAGCACCGCGCAAGC